TGAAGAAGTAAATATTATTTTCAGAGAAGAATCCACTGGTTTTAGTGGGTTCTTTTTATGATTGTGTGGGAATTTAATTAGATAGTTTTAGCAAATTATTGGACGCTTTGATTTGCTATTAAATATGGGAAGTAACAACCTCCAACTGTTGCTTCTTTTTTTTGGAGAGTGCTGGATAAGTGCTCTCTTTTTGTATGTTATTTTGTTGGAGGATGGTTGTTAGTGGTTAGAGACTATAAATAAAATTTAGAAAGTTGGAGGAATGTAAAAATGAGTAATAATGTTGAGGCAAAGGTTTGTAAGGTTTGTGGTAAAGAGAAACCAGTTGGTGAGTATTATAAACATACAGAAAAATCAACTTGTAAAGTTTGTGTATGGTCAAGTAAACATGAGGATTTAAATACTATAAATGAATTATCTAAAGAAGAAAATATAATTATATTAGATATGATACTCAACAATAAAGTAGAGTTTATGAATGAATTTGAGGATATATTAAACAAACCATTAAGAGACATACTATTAGCAATCCAATTATTAAACATTAGAAATGTAAAATTATCTGTAAATAAAGAATGCGATGTATGTGGAACTTCCACTACATATAAGATTTCTGAATATCTTAAAAGAACTAATTATTTCTGTGGGCAAGGATGTCATGACGTTTTTCAAAGTAATTCATATGGGTGCAAAGAAAATCATCAAAAATGTGGTAAGTGTAATAAAGAAAAACATTTTGATGAGTTTAGTAAAGATACTGAAACCAAATATAAAACTACTTGTAAAGTATGTGATGCATTATCTAAAAGAGATATAGTTTATGATGATGTTTTTACAGAAGAAATTGTTTATATCATTTTTGATAATATATTAAATAGCAAACTAGATTCAATAAATAAATTATCGTCTTTAATTAATATAGACTTAAAATTGTTAATTCCTTTTGTTAAGTTGATTAATATAGGAAGAAAATCAATTAAGTTAGAATTTAAATGTCCAGTTTGTAAAATAGATGTATTTAGAATATTTTCTCAGATGGATGATAATGTTGAGCATTATTGCAGTAAAGAATGTTATGATATAGGACAATCAGAAGAGATAGAAATGACATGTAAGTGGTGTGAGGGAAAGTTCAACAAAACTCCACGAAAAGGACAAGAAAATTATTTCTGTTGTCATGATTGCTCTACTAAATATCATGCTAAAGAAAGAACAAAAGATTTAGTTGTTGTTAATTGTGCATTTTGTAAAGGAGAGTTTGAGAGAAAAGAATATAACACAGGAAAAATATATTGTTCTGATGAATGTAGGGCTAAAGGATTTAATATAAAGATGAGTGGAGAAAATAACCCAAAATATGTAGAAAGGTTGACTATTAAATGCGACTGGTGCAAAACAGAATTTGGAGAAACAGAGAATAGTTATAATCAGTCTAAAAATCATTTTTGCAGTAAAGACTGTGCTCGTGCCTACCATGCCAATGTATTTTCTCAAACTCCTGAGTGGAAAGAGTTTATGAGAATAGAAATGGTTAATAGGTTGTCTGATGGAGTTTTTTCGCATACAGACACCAAACCGCAGTTAATAGTCAATGATATATTAAAGGAATTAAACGTAAAAAATGAAAATGAATACAATTGTAAGCATTATGCTATTGATAATTATTTGAATAAATCAAATTTGATGATTGAAGTAAATGGGACATATTGGCACACAGATCATAGGGTATTTGACAAAATTAATTATCTATCTCAGGCAAATGGCATTAGTAAAGATAAAGCAAAGAAAACATATATTAAGAAATATTACGATATAAACATGTTATATCTTTGGGAATATGATATAAATAATGATAGAGAACTGTGCAATGAACTGATAATATTATACATACATAATAATGGTGTGTTAGATAATTATCATAGTTTTAATTATCATCTAAATAATGGAATTTTAACAATAAATGAGAATATTGAAATTCCATATATGGACTATGATATTGAAGACCTAAATAAGATAATTGATCTGTCTGTCAGAGAGGCCAGAAGTCAGTATCAACCAGAGAAACATATTACATATAATTGTGAATATTGTGGCACGGAAACATCTTGTATGTTAACACAGTATGATAGAGTAGGTCATCATTTTTGTTCAAACAAATGTAATACGGCTTATTATGGAGCAAAAAGATTGAAATCAAAACAACTGTGTAATGTTTGTGGTAACAATATACCTCATAAGAATGGTTTATGTAAAGTTTGCACATATAAAAATACTCACGATATGTTGTATTCTGAAATATGGACAGAAGAAATAGCAGATATAATTTTAAATAATGTTTTATATAAAAGAATTAAGTATTTAAATGAATTGGAGGAGATATTAAATATACCATTAAAGAATATATGTGAATATATAAAATTAATAGGTTATGCTTTAACATTGAGAGCACAGAAAATATGTTTACAATGCGGTGAAGAATTTACTTTGCTTATGAACAGAATTATAAGTGGTAAGGATAAATTTTGTTCTCCAGAATGCAGTCAATTATCCAAAAGAGATAGAATTAAATTAGATTGTAAATGTTGCGGAAAGGAAATCAGCAGAACACAAAGTCAATATGATAAATCAAAAAATCATTTCTGCTCTCATGAATGTTCTGACAAGTGGATGAAGGAAAATAGAGTTTCTACTAAGATTGATAAAGTATGTGAAATATGTGGAATGGATTATCAGGTAGTACCATCTCAAGGAGAATCTGTAGTATGTTCTAGAGAATGCCAAGGTAAGTGGCAATCCATACATTTAGTTGGAGAGAACGCAAATGGATATAAAGGGAAATAATTTCAATAATTTGTTGCATACCTCCTTTGCTTTATAATATAATGAAGATAACCATACAACAATAGGAGGTATCTTAATATGGAATTAATTGGTTTAATTTTTTGGATTATATTCATTATATTCATTATTATTATTGGAGCAAGATTTTCGGAATATATTACACCAAAAACAATAGGCAGTAATAAAAAGATACAAGAACTAAAATGCCCTAAATGCAATTCCACGAACCTTACTGCAAATAACAAAGGTTTTGGATTAGGGAAGGCCGCAGTTGGTGGAGTTTTACTAGGCCCTGTTGGATTGTTAGGTGGTTTGGTTGGGAGTAAAAAAGCGGTATTTATTTGCTTGAAATGTGGCAATCAATTTGAACAATAAATTCAAGAGCAATTTTAAACCTCTCTGTAAAGGGAGGTTATTTCTATGTTTAAAAGAAAGCAATATAAAAACAAAATAACGATAGAAAGAAGGATGTTTTATAACATGATTAAAATTAATGAGGTTTCTGAGGGATTTTCAAATTTAGAGGTAAAAAAATATCTATCTTTTGGTATAAAACACACAATTATTAAGAATGTTCTTGAAAGCAGCACAGTTGAAGAAAATGGAATTATGAGAATTGACTTTGCTATTTTAGAGATGGTAAAACTATATTCAATAATTAATAATTATACTAATTTAGATTTTACCGAAGGCGAAGTTTTAGATTTATATGATCAATTAATGGAGCAAAAGATTATCGAATTTGTATTGAAAGTAATTCCTTCTAGTGAGTTAGAGTTTTTTGATAAAGTAATTAGTCAAGAAATAAATCAAATACAAAAGTTAGATAATTCAATTGAGGGAATTGTTGCAAAAGGATTGAACCAATTAATTGTTAAACTTCCTGACGAAAAGAATATGAATAAACTAATTAAGGAAATTCCAAAACAATTAAATAAAATATCTCCAGATGCGATGAATTTCCTTGCAGATACTATAGGTTGGAATACGAGCAAACAAACAAATAAGTAGGTGAATAATAATGGCATTTGGACAATTCGATTTACAAAAGTTAGTATCTTCTAACTCTAATATGCAGAGACAAATAACTTCAATTAGAAGAATGGGAGAGTTAAGACTAACTGAAGCAATATGGGATGAGGTGTATGCAACATATAAACCACAAGAGTATTCGCGCACATATGAACTTTTGCACAGTGTATCGAGTTCGTTTAAAGTTACTGGCGATACAATAGAGATTAAAGTTTTTTGCGATCCTAATAAAATGCATCACTTTAGCGTTGTAGATGGTCAATCAACTTATGTGCCAGCATTAATAAATTATGGTTTTAGTTGGCATGGTATGGAGGATAGTTATCCAGACTATTTTCATAATCGTCCAGAATCAAAATTTCTAGAAAAAGCAATTGAACAAATACAAAAAGATATGAATTCAGCATTAATTAGTGCAGTAGTAATGGCTATAAATAGTAATAGATATAGGTAACATACGCCCTCTACATTTTGTAGGGGGAATTTATTCCCCTAATTAAACTAGAGAGGTGATAATTAATGAGTGATATTGGCAATTTTGGTGCAATAATTAAAGTTAAAATAGATCAATCTCAAGCACAAGTTAATGATTTAGAAAGACAGATAAAAGCATTATCAGATAATATAAAAACAGCAATTTCTGTAAAACTAAATATTGATGCAAAAGATATTAACTTAATTACTGAGAAAATTAAGGAAGCACAAAAGAAAGCACAATCTGGCGGAAAAGAACAAATTAAATTGGGTGGTTTTGAAACTGCAACTGCTGAAATGAATAAAATCATGTCTAACATGGACAGAATTACTGAACATTTTAAGAAATTAGGAGATAATGTTCAGATAAAGCAAACATTCAGTAATGCAGATGAATCATTAAAGAAATTTGAAGTTAGTGTAGATAGATTAAATGGTAAGATAAAAGAAACAAGTAAATTCTCCGTAAACGTCAATACAAATAAAAGTGGCGTCGAAGAGATGTCTATTGCTAAGATTACAATGGCATCTAAAAATGCCACAGAACAAGTAGTAAAAGATACAAAAAAGAAAACAGAAGTTATTGATAAAGAAATAAGTTCTGTACAAAAATTAATATTACTATATACATCTCAAAGAATAAGCGCAGAAAAATTTATACAAGCTTCAGCAAATATGTATACTAGTGGAAAAATGTCAGGAACTAGTACCGCAGATTTAAAAGAGCAAACAAAGCTATTTAATGCATTAAAAACAGCACAATCAGTCTACAATAAAGACACTGGACAAAGTAATGCAGTTTTAGTAGAAGCACAAAGAGTTAAAGCAATAAATCAAGCTTATAATCAACAGGAACAATTACTAAAAAAAGTTTATGATACTAAAAATAGTATTGCAAAATTAAACCCTAAAGATAATTCTAAAGAAATAGTTGAATTACAAAAAATATTAGATTTACAAAATAAAAGATTGAATGGTTCGCAAACAAGATCATCTAATAATAATTTGTCCGATGAACAGCGTATGATTCAATATCTTAATTTAGAAATAGATTTGAAGAATAAACTTGCTCAAGCAACTTCTAAAGTTTCTGATGCGGAAAATAAAAAAAGTTTTAAGGATTCTCAAGCAGATGCTTACAAGCAACAAGAACAATCTTTGAAGAATATATACAGTTTATTGAAGCAAAAACTTGATGCAGAAAAAAATGGATATGAGTTATTAACTTCTCAATTACAAAAACAAATACAACTTGAAGGACAAAAATATGCAATTGCCACCAGAAGCATTAAAACTGGCGGATTGACAGATTCAACTAAAGAAGTAGAACTATTAAATAATAAGTCTGCCTTACAGTCTAAATATAATAATGAAAAAGCAAAAGAAGTTGATTTAACTAGGCAAGCAACTCAAGTATTAGAGAATCAGATAAAAAGTTTGCAATCAAAATACAGTTCATTGTTGGCAAATTTAAAAGGTAAGTATGGAAGTTTAGTAGATTCAAATGATTCGCAAAAATTTATGACAATGTTAAGCAGTGCCACTGGAATGACTGCTCAACAATTTCAAATGTTAAAACCACAAATGGACAGTGCTTTTAGAAGTCTTGAATCTGGAGCAAAAACATCTTCTAGTGCATTAAAATTGGCTCAAAGGGATGCATTAAGTCTTGGGGATGCTTTTAAGCAAGCATTTGAAAAATTTCCCATATGGATGATTACGGCTACGGCTTACATGCAACTGATCAATGCTTTCCGAGAAGGAATTTCGACAGTAATCGACTTAAATAGTGCTATTACGACAATTCGTATGACAATGGATATGACCAGTAGTGATATGGATAATTTGACATCTTCATCTCAAAAAATGGCGAAAGAAATGGGTATTGCAATTTCTGAAGTGTTGAATGCAGTTAAGGTCTATGCAAACATGAATGAGTCAGTTTCAAGCATTTTAGAAAAAACAAAAGCAGATATTCAATTAGCTACAGCAAGTGGAATGAACACAACTGACACAACGGATGCAATACAGGCAATTTTAAATCAGTTTGAATTAGAAGCAACTGGTAGTGCTGAACGAATAGCAGATACATTAGAAATGGTTTCTGCTAATATGCCAATGGATTTTCAACGAGGAATTCAACAAATTGTTAACGGTATTCGAGTTTCTGGGACGGTCGCTAGGGAGGCTGGTTTTGATTTAGAACGTTACGAATCTGTCCTTGGCAGCATTATTGCCAGGACTAGGCTTCAGGGTTCTCAGATTGGAAATGCCTTAAAAACTGTTTTTGCAAGGCTCGGAAGGGTATCAGATCCTACAGAAGCAAGCACAGAAGATATTTCAAAAGCGGAAACAGCATATAGAAAACTTGGCATAGAAATACGTGATAGTTTAACTGGTGATTTTAGGGATGTTCCAGATGTGCTTGACGAATTAAGTATTAAGTGGTCTGGACTTACGAAAATTCAGAAAAATTATATTAGTGAAATTTCGGCAGGAATTAGACAAAAAAATATATTTTCAAATATGCTAGATAGTTGGACGACTTCAACAGACCTTTATACCAAAGCTCTTGATGCAAACGGGTTTGCAAATGAACGACATGGTATTTATCTTGAGTCAAATAAAGCAAAAATGGAACAATTTAAAGTCACAATGGATACTATGTGGCAAAACACATTATCGTCGCAAGGGATGAATTCTTTACTTTCGGGCGTAACGTCTTTAGCAGAAGGATTTAGTTTTTTTGCCACAAAGGTTGGGTTATTGCCAGTTTTATTAACAACCGTTGCTCTTGTTTTTTCTATGTTTAAAGGTAAGATGGTTACAACCACCCTAGTAACAGCTTTGGCAACCAGTTTTGGGAATCTTGGAAATATTTTAGGAAGACTTCCACAAATGATTGCTCTAAATGGTTCACTAATGGGCGGCCTTAGAGGGGCAGTTGGTATGTTAGGAGTAGCATTCAATGGGGCGGCAATTTCTGCTGGTTTGATGAACGCAGCACTAACACTTGGATTATCTTTCGCAATAATGAAGGCGGTTTCATATTTTAGTAATTTGAGTCATAAATCAGAAGAACAAAAACAAGCATTTAATGATTTAACTCAGAGCATTTTTCAACTAAAACAAGAAACTTCTGAACTTCCTTCTCTTATATCCTCATATGAAGAATTATTTGATAAAATAGGCAAGACTACTGAAGAGAAGGAAGAATTAGCAACAACAACAGCAAAATTATCTACTCTCTTTGAAAATTCTGTAATTCAACTAGATTCAGAAGGCAAAGCTATTGAAGTTGATATAGAATATGTCAAACAATTAACTCAAGCGAAAAAAGATTTATTAATTGTTCAACAACAAGAATTAGCATCTAAATTTGAATCTATGGGTAAAGATCAATATGATGAAATATTAACCAAACAAACTAGAATTAAAGAAATTAATGCTGAAATTACAAAGCAAAATGATAAGATTGCTAACTTGGAGAGTTATGATAATGCCAATCCTGATGATGTAATAGGGATAACTATAGATAATAAAAGAATAGAGTCATATAAAAAGACTTTAGCAGAATTATATACTGAAAAAGCCAAATTAACAGGTGAAAGTAGTGAAATACAACAAGAATTATCCAAAGAAGCATATGCTTTTGACCAATCAAGAGAATCTGCAAATAAATTAAGTCAAAGCTTAATTAATAATTTATCAAAAGCTACTTTTGATTCTGAAAAAGGATTTAGTGATTTAGCATCAGTTATGGATGTTTTTAGTAAATCAGATGTGTCAGAAGTATTTAAGAGAATATCTGAAGATATTGCCAAAGGAACTACATCAGAAAAAGCAAAAGAAGATATTAAAGATATGGAATCTGCTTTAAATAAATATGGTGTTGAGGCAGATATAGTAACTAAAATTATTAAATATTTTAATAATGCTATAAAATTAGAAAATGCTCCAAAGATAATAAAAGAAGTTAACGACATGGAAGAGTCTATCAAATCTTTCCAAGAAACAATGTCTAAATCAGCGTCTACTATTACAGAAATTCAATCAGCTCTGGACGAATACACAGAAAGCGGTTCTTTTTCCTTAGACACATTAGTTAAACTCGCTGAAAAACATAAAAGTTTAATTCCTATTCTTGGTGATGAAAAAGCCGTTCATCAAGAATTAACTAAAATAATTAAAGAGCAACAAGAAACAGCAGAAAATGCGTATGTCTCAATGATGATGAAAGATGATGAATTTTATGATAATAAGGTTAAAAATAATGCAGATTTAGTTGATAAACTTCATGAACTAGGACTTGAAGAATTAGATAAATATGAAAATTTAGCAATGGCAAAATTGCAAGTTGACAATGCTGTAATATCTGAACTAGCGAAAGCATGGTCTAAATATTATGGTGCTGTCCAATCAGCAAAAGTACAAAATATAACAGAGCAATCATCTCTTGATTTATATAAAGGATTAAGAGATGACGTTGTATATGAAGATAATGTTTCTTTACCTAGAATATCAGACGCTAGTAAAGAACTTAGTAAGGTTTTATCAGATCAACAAGCTCAAACCGACAGAATTAAGAAAACATTTGACGAAATTGCAATGACTGGTTCTGGTATTGATTTTTCTAAACTTGGGATGTCTAAACATGATTCTAAAAAGGATAAAGAAGAAAAAGAACTCTCCATCGAATCAACAACTCAAGCCCTTATAAATCAAATAGAACAAGAATATCTCCTCCAAAAAGCCAAATCAGACTCAATCCAAAAAGACCTATCCCAAGCACAATCTCAAAAAGATTATGCAAAAACTCTCGAACTTACTAATTCCCTAATCACATCACAAGCTCAAGAACTATCCCTACTCCAATCAGCACGTTCAAAAATAAATGCACTCAAAGATTCTGCTATTTCAACTGCATCACCTCAATTTGGAAATGTCAGTGATAGATGGTTCACTGGTTCAGATAATCAAGAATCTGCATCTTTCATAGAAGAGAAAAATAGAGCGTCAGAAGATACTAGGAAAATAATGGATGAAACATTTAAATCGCTCCAATTACTTCGCAATGCTTGGATGGATAATAAAAAATTAACGGATGAAAATGCGGAAGCGTCCAAAGCACTAAAAAATTCTTTAGTTCAAATTGAAATTGAGAAATTTGAACAATCAATGACCGATTTAGATAAAAAAATTAATTTATCTAAATCTGCAATGGATTTATATGATAAGTCATCTCAAGAATATTCAAAAGAACAAGCAAAGCAAATTTCTATATTAAAAGAAAAAGAAGATGCAATTTTTAATGAGATTGTTACCATTGGTCATTTATTAAAAGCAACAGATTTAACTACTGAATCTCAAAAAGCATTAAATGATGAAATGGCAAATTTAAAACTCACTCTTAATCAGAATCAAAAATCATTGCAAGATTATGCTAATGATATAGTTCAAACTTTAAAAGATGCAGCAAAAATAAAAAAAGAAATTGATTTAGCAGTAATAGATGTGGAAATGAGATCCGAAGATAGAAGACATCAGCAAGTTTTAGATGATATTGACAGTGAAGAAAAGGCCAGAGAAGATTCAATAAATAAACAAATTGATGCTATTGATCGTCTTGCAAATGCTGAAAATTATACAAAGGATCTAAATACTGCTCAAACTGATGCACAAGATATTCAAGATCAAATAAATATCTATAAAAATGATACATCTTATGAAGGGAAAAAAAAATTATCAGAGTTACAAAAACAGCTATTAGAAAAGCAATCATCAATTGATGATATGCAAAATACTCATACTAATGATCTTCGTAAACAAAATTTACAAGATGCTTTAGATGCTATTAAAAAAGAGTTAGAAGCAAAAAAGCAATCCGAAAATGATGCATATGAGGCAAAGAAGCAATCATTAGAAGATCAAAAAACTGATATTGAAACAGCATTTAACGAGCTTATGTTAAATGACGAAATTTGGTTAACAAAGGTTCAAGAAATTCTCGATGGGAATATTACAGGAATTAAAGAAAGTCTTAATATCTTTGCTGATGAATTTACTACTACACTAACAACTCAAGCTGGTAAAATTGACACAAGTTTTCAAGCGATAATCAATACAATAAAACAGATAAAATCTGCTGCAAATGAACTTGATGCATTTCCTAACTATGCATCAGGGACTTCCTTCCATAAAGGAGGGCCAGCAAAGACTTCAGAAGAGGGTCGAGAATTAATAATTCCTCCTAATAGTAGACCATTCCTTAGTGGAAATAATGGTCCTGAAATTATGAATCTAGAAAAAGGTACTGAAGTTGTTCCACATAATTTAACAGAACAATTAATAAGTAAAGCTAAATTATTGAATATCCCATCTTATGCTAATGGAACTATTAATAATGGTTCATTAACTGATTTAATTAAAAATATGCCATCTATTTTGCCAAATATATCATTACAGTCATTTAAAATGCCAGAATTGGCAAATAATATTGCTACAACTACAGTAATACAACCAAATATTACATTTAATGTTACTGCTGGTAAAAACGGACTATCAAAAAAAGATTTGCAACAGGCAGCAGATTTTGTGTATAAAGACTTAAATAAGATTAGGAAAAAATAAATGATAAAACAGAGAGAAGTCAAGTAAAATCTCTCTACTTTATTATGCATTTAATTAAATAAGAAATTTTTAAGAGCAGATATATTGGAGTTATAAACCAATGAAAAGTGTTCCTCAAGCACTCTGCTCTTTTTCTATGTAAATTTTGAGGTAATGTCAATAATTTGAGGAGGTTGAAGATAAATGTTATTAACCACACATACTGTATTAAAATGGAATGCCAAATCTAAAGAATATTATGAATCCAAAGGGTATATTTTTACAAAATATAAAGATCCTTTTCTTGTTAAAGTTGAAGATTTATCATTCGGATGTACAAAAAGAGTAATGGTGCAATGCGATTATTGTGAAAAAGTAGATTATAAAATATATAGTTCACATTTAAAACAAAATGAAAATAAATTTGTAATAAATAAAGATTGCTGTATAGATTGCATACCTAAAAAACAAAAGGAATCTAATTTAATACAGTTCGGAGTAGAATCTACAAATAAATTACCAGAAGTAATAGAAAAGAAAAGAATATCTAAAACTTTTTCTCAAGAAATTATTAGTGAAGAATTTAAAAAACGTGATTTAATTTTAATTGGAGAATATCAAAGATGTGATGTGCCTGTTGAATTTATTTGCCCCATTCATAAAAATGAAAAACCTCAATATATTACATTTAATAATCTTAAATTAGGATATGGTTGTCATTATTGTACAAAAGAAAGAATTGCCAACTTTTCACGTCACTCTCAAGAATTTATTGAAAATGAATTTTATAAAAATGGATTAACTTTATTAGATACATATATTAATGCTAATACACCAATGAAGTGTATATGCAATATTCATCAAGATATAATTCAAACTAAAACTTATTCTAGTATTTATAGTGGCAATGGTTGTAAGATTTGTGGTCGCATTAAAGCAGCAATGAGTAATATTCAAAGACATACAATGTGTGATGCTAAGATCGAATTCGAAAAACGTAATTATAAATTAATTGAAGAAGAATATATAAATATGTCTACTAAAATGAGATATATTTGTAATTTACATCCAGAACATATCCAGAATATATCTTTAACTAATCTGATACAAGGTAATGGTGGTTGTTATTATTGTGGTATTGTGAGGCTAACTGGTGAGAACAGTGTTGGATGGAAAGGTGGTATAACTGCATTATCAAATTATTTAAGGCAATTTCTTTATAAATCTTCTTGGTACCTGGATAGTATAAAGCATAATAATTATAAATGTGTGATAACAGGTAAAATATTTGAAGAACTTCATCATATTCATAATTTTAGTGATATCTTACTAGTTACTTTAAAAGAGTTGAATTTACCAATAAATAAAAATATAGGAGATTACACAGAAGATAATTTAAAATTAATAGAATCGAAGTTTCTAGAATTACATTATGTTTTCGGATTTGGAGTTTGTTTTACTAAAAAAACACATGCAAAATTTCATAGTATATATGGGAAATATAATAATACATTGGAACAACTTAATGATTTTATTAAAAATTATAATTTGATTGAAGGTGAAAAATAATGCCAATAGTTGAATCGCTTTATTTTATGTATGATGGAATTTCAAGTCAAGATATGGGTATAATTAACTGTTCTGTAGATAAAAGTGGTCTTCAATCAGAAACATTTTTTGCCGAATCAGAAATAAAAGAAGTCTCAACAAGATATAATGATCGTCCATTTTTTCAGGGTATAATTAGAAAACCAATTGTTCTATCTCTTCAATTTGCTTTTGTAGATACGTGGGACAATGACAAATTGAGAGCAACTGCCCGTTGGCTATGTCAAGATTATTACAAAGAAATGTCTTTTAGCGATAATCCAGATATAAAATATTACACAATTGCAAATGGTTCTGTAGATTTAGTACATAATTCTCTAAAACAGGGCTATATAAATATTTCCTTTAGAAATATCGATAATTGTAAATACTCGCCCATATATGTTTCTGAACAATATAATCTTTCCACAAATCCTGTTTCCACTACAATAACTTTTGAAAATTTAGGAGATTTAGATTGCCAACCTATTCTCTATTTAACTAAAATAAATGACGGTAATATATCAATAATTAATAATTCTAATGGAGGTGAAACATTCACTTTAACATCGTTAACTTCAAATGAAGAATTATTAATTGATAATGAACATCAAGATATTTCAACTTCAATTCCAGATACTTACAGATATGATAACCATAATGGAATATTTCTCAATATGAAGCGAGGAGTAAATAACATCCAAATTGTTGGAACTTGTAAAATTCAATTTAAATATCAATTCAAATTATTATAATTAAAATTTAATTCTCGAAAGGAGAAATAATAAATGTATAATGATATAGATTTATCATTAAAACTTCAAACTCCAAAATTGTCTCTTTATAAGCCGAATAAAGTAAAAATTGCGAATCTTCCAGAGGAATATTTTCCTAATCTAGAAATAAATATAGATGACTTAGATACATTATCATTTTCTTTGCCATATTATATTACTAAACATCATCAATTAGTTCGTAATCCTCATGTTGATTTATTACGCAATCGTTATTTGATCAAATTTATTCTAGGTGATTATATTCAATGGTTTGTAATTACCAGTCCAGTTCCTACGTCAGATGATGATTCTGATTATTTAGAAGTTAATTGTGTGTCTTTAGAAAATGAATTAAATTATAAGAGAATTCGCAATCTAAATATGAGTGCTGTTAAATTATCTGAAGTAATGAATGAATTTACAAGAGATGTAACTGTTGGTGAAATTACTACTTCTGTAACTACAGATGGAATTCTTAAAGGGACAGGATGGACGCTAGGAAATATTCCAACTTCCATGGATACTGTATATAGAACGTTTGAGAGTATTACTGGAACAAAATTAGAGTTTATAAATAATCAAATATCTGACAAATTTAAAATTCTTGCTCAATATGACACACAAAATAGAGTGGTTAATTTTTATGAAACAGATGAATTTGGAATAAATGATGGATTAAGATTAACAAACAAGAATTACCTCCGCACAATTACTCAAACTGAAGATGATGAAGATTTTTGTACAAGATTAAGTGTATATGGTAAAGATGGACTGTCAATTCAACGAGTCAATCCAATCAATACTCCATTCCTTGAAGATTATAGTTATTTTCTCTATCCATTTATTAGGGATGAACTAGGTAATATTACCAGTCATAGCGATTGGATGAGTGATAATTTATGTAATGCTATTTTAGATTATAAGATAGCATTAACTCAAAGTGCATTAGTTCATACTGATTTACTAGCACAATTATCCGCATTGCAAATAACATTAACAACTTTAAATAATGAAATGAAAATATTAACTGATGCAATGGCCTTAATAAATGATAATATTGAAACTGCTAAAAATAACGGACAAAGCACAACGACTTTAGTTGCTGGAAAAGTAGCACAACAAATATTGATAGATGCAAAACAGTTAGAAATAGATGCAATAAATGCACAAATTGCATTAGTAGATATTGATATTGATAATTTACAAAGCGACTTGTCGGAGTCTAATTATTTTACACCAGAATTATTAGAAGAAAAAATTAAATTTGAAATAGATGGTGAATATACAAATGAGAGTTGTACACTTGATACAGACCTTTATTTTGTAGCTATAGATGAGTTAAACGACCGTAAAATCCCTCAACCTTTAATAGAAATTAACATCGTGAACTTCTTAGAGGTAATTAGTGAACAACGCAATCATAAGAAAATTGTTGTTGGCAATACAGTTGCAATTATACAAGAACAATTAGGGATCGATGTTGTAGCTTCAATAACAAAAGCTAGTTTTAATTTTGAGAATAAAGAAATAAAATTAACCATTTCAGATATAAAAAAAAGTAAATCTGCCAGAGATAAAATTGCAGATTTTTTGTATCGTACTGATACATATATTGAAATAATTGATTCTAATAAACTTAAATGGAATGAATCTTTAATCACAGCTACAGAATATGTAGACCAACAAATTGAAGAATTAAATGGTTCTCTCTTAAATCTAGAAATAGACCTAACTAGATTTGGAAGTGACGGATTTATAACAGCCATAGAAGCAAAGTCTCTGAAGTTGGCACTCGATAAAGTAATTGCAGAATCAGAAAATATAATTGATGTTGCAACTATGCTTGAATTTGCTGATTTACCAGAAGTAAATGAAAAAACTAATTTTCAAAATGCTTTAACTGCTTTAGAAACATATCTAATATCAGAATGGATAGGGCCAACAGTACCTCCATTAATTTATCCAATCGCGATTATTTGTGATTCTAGTCCAGAAGATGAAAGGATAAAAATCAGAGATTTATTTCAAGATGTAGAAGATAAAAAATCTATTCTAAATAATGCAATGGCTAAAGCTCGTCAAGATGACGGTAAAAGATATGTAGAATCACAAATTGCAGAATTAAATACAGCATTAAGTGATTTTCAAATTCAAGTAAATGTATATATTAATGCAAAAGAAATTACAGAAGAACAATCTGATGCATTAGAATTATTAAAAACAGCAGTACAAGATGAATCTGGTGATATTATTGCTATTGCTGATGGATTACTTGTAATAATAGGTGATGACAATATATTATATGATAAATTAGATAATGCAAAAAATGATTATTTTAAGGTTGGAACTACTCCTAGTGGTGCAATTGTAACTGCATTAAATTCAGTCAATGACTGGTTAAATCAAGATTCCTTAGATTATCCAATTAAAATTATTAAACCATCAATAGGAGTCGATATAAACAAAAAACTTAAAATAGCAGAAACAAAAAAAGATATATTAACTGCATTAATTACTCAAGTACAAATAGATAATGAATTAACTCTTGTAGATCAACAATTATTTGAAGTAAGTGTTGCTATTATTGCTATGCAAACTGATATTACTACATTTGCGAAAGATAATTATATTACTTATGACGAATCTGTATCTTTAAAAGCATCTTTTGATAAAATTCTTGCAGAAAGTGAAGATGTAATTAAAATTGCAAATACTTTAACTGTTTCACCTGATTTAATAAGCAAATATCAAAATTCACTAACTGGAACTGTTGCATCATGTGGTGTCGATGGATTACAGGTTGAACTAGCAAAATGGGTAGGATTACCATTAACAAGTTATGCAGGTAAAGGATTAAAAATAACATCCAAGCAAAGAACAACTTTCCTTAATAAATTTAAATTAGTTATGAGCACAAAATTGGCATTGCAAAATGCAATAAATTTACTTACTGCTGAATATTCTGTTGATGGAGAATTATCAATAAGAGGTACAGGAGGCAATCAATCTAATAAAAGTAGAATATTTAAGATCAATAAAAAGAACATTGATGCAAGTGATGATTCTGGTACTGGTCTATTACTTACAGTCATTAGTCGAGAAGATTTATCTGTAATAACTGAACATACTCATATTTATGACACGTATACTAATGATGGAGATAGAGATTTATTAGCAACAAAATTAAATTCATTAGATGATACTGTAATTGTTACTTTGACCTCTTATAATTCAATTGGATGGAATCAAAATCTATTAAATGCAATGATTAGATGTGGAGGAACTGGAACAGACACAGGAACAGGTAGATTCCCTTTTGCTTTTATTGGAATACCTAAATTATTCAAAGGAACTGCATTAGAAGTATTTTATGACAGTGGTAAAAAATCACCATATGCAGATATAAATACAAAAATAGTAGATGGCACACCTCAAGGAATTGCTGTTGGAGCTACATTAATTTCAGCAGAAGCAACTTTAGCAGTTCAAGTAGCAAAAGCAAACAGAGATATAGTTATGGTGGATATTACAAAAGTTGCAAGTAATACAACTGTTACATCAAAAGAAAAGAAAGTTGTTAAAAGTTATTGGGATGCAATTGTAAGTGAAAAAAATACAGTAGAAATGCAAGCAGACTATTGGAATAATACTACTTATCCTACTATTGCTACACTGTTATCAAATTATCAAACAGCGTATTCTAATTTAAGTGTTTATATTAGTCCTATATTAGCTGATTTAACTTCAAGTTCTACAATTGTAGGTGCTACTTTTATTAATTATTTCAAACTATATTATGATAATAAAATTACATTACTTGAAGAATTAATGGTTATTGCAAGAGATTACATCGGAGAATCAATATCAGGACTAGCAGAATCAATTATTGCATTAGGATTAAAAATAACTAGTTCATTTAGCACATTTACAATAAGTGTAGCAGATTCTATTATACTTGGAACTGATTTAGCTTTAGTAGTTGAAGAATCTAAACCATTAATTGATCTTGCTACTAAATTAGGATTAAGCGATATAAGTCCTAATGAGAAGACAAATTATCAAACTGCTTTAAATTCATTGCAATTAGAATTAAACAATTGGATTAACTTATTAGTGCCTAAAGCAATTACTGCACCACAAATAGGTATTATTCAAACATTATATGATAGTTTAAATTCCACAAAGAAAATACTCATAGCAAAATTATCAACTTTAGAAATTGATAATTCTAAACCAAATGCAATTATAGCAACATCATTAAAATTATTTGCTGATACTTTATATAATGCAGATAATACTAATTTTCAAAGTCAAAGTGTAGATAATAAGATTGAATGTTATTTTTATGGATATACTCCATTATTGACTAATTTACCAAGCAGTTTATGGACTACAACGACAATTAAAGGTTATCATGTAGGTAATTTATTTTATGATGTGATTGAAGGAAATGCTTATAGATTTTCATATACATTAGGTGTTTATCAATGGGATTTAATTGATAATGTTGATGTTATTAAAGTGTTGTCTGATGCTTCAAAATCACAAGGATCGATAGATTCAGAACTGAGAATATTTGTTGGGACTCCTCAGCCTCCTTATAATGTTCAAGATTTATGGAGACAGCAATCTAATGGCGATTTTAAGATTTGTATAGTTGAGAGATTAACTGGAAGTTATGTTGATTCTGATTGGATTTATTATACTGAATATACTGATGATGTTACAGCAAATATTACTAAGTCATTAGTTAATAAAGCTCAAATTGATGCTACTTCTGCATTAGAAGATTTAGCTGATATAGCTAATAATAATAAAATAACAAAAAGTGAAAAGGTGCAAATTTTAAAGCCAATATGGGATTCTATATTTGTTGAAAAGACAAATTTAGCATCATCTGGTTCGCAAGTATTATTGTATCCATCAGCAACAATGACATCACTGTATAATGCATATATTGCCTCTTATGATGCTTTATATTCATATCTTTATCCTAATATATTAGGTGACTTGACTACAACTACAGATATATATAGAGATACATTTAATAATACATTTAATAATTATTATAGTGCAAAAGATGTATTGTTACAATTTATTGCTTCTTCTGCAAAGACATATGCAGATAATTTACCAACTGGTACAACTGTAGATGAAATTTATATTCCGTTATATTACCCTGCTCATAATTCTTATGTTAGCACAAGTGAATATGATCAAGATAAAGTAGTTAGAATGGGCACAAATACAGTAGATAATATAAATGAATTAACATCTTCAAATATTCTTCATACGGTTAGTTCATATTGGGTTACTGGAACATTATTTGCACTTGAGGCAAATTTAAGTAGTAGTGGAATAGGTGATTATGCCAGTGCAACTCTATTAAGAATTGCTAGTAATGGCGATGTTTACAATAGTGCATACGTATTAACTAATAATACATCTCCAACAAAAGTAAGATCGCAATGGATTTCATTGGCAGCAGGAGATAAATTAG